CTTGCTGTTGTCGATAAAAATAGTGCTTTTTATTTAGAAGAAAATGAAATTATAAAAGGAACAGCATCTGCAAACAGTGATCTAGAATGTTTGATTTCATATGAAATAATTTCAGACTAAGGAGGTACTATAGGCTATGGCAAATGGCGGAATAATAGGACCAGTCAATGTACTCTCTCGTGGTAAAAACACTGTTACATCTAAAACATCATCTGGTAACGTAACCACACAACCTGGGACACGACTTGTAACAGCAGTTGTTGTTGCAGGAGGAGGTGGAGGTGGCGGAGCACCTTCAGCACCTGATCACGTTTCAGGTGGAGGTGGAGCTGGTGGTGCTAAAGTAGTTACATGTATTTCAGTTTGTGGAGCAACAGCTTATCCAATGACAGTTGGAGGAGGTGGTCCTGGTTCTTCTGCAGGTGGACAAGGTACAGCAGGAAGTAACTCTGTTGCAGGTTTTCCATCTAACCCTATCACAGTTTGTGGTGGTGGAGGTGGTGGCGGTGGACCTCCAGGAACAAATTCAGGAGCTAATGGTGGATCAGGTGGTGGTGGATCTTCAGCAGGTGGTCAACCATCTTCTAATAATTTTGGAACAGGTGTTTGTGGACAAGGTAATCCTGGTGGAAACGGTTTTGATGCTGCTCCTCCCGCTTTAACAGGTGGTGGAGGTGGTGGTGCAGGTGGTGCAGGCACAGCAGGAAACCCTCCAAGTTCTACAGGTGGTCCAGGTGGACCTGGAACAGATTTTAGTCCTTACATAGGAAATATTGGACCTACGTGTTCAGTATTTGCAGGTGGTGGTGGTGGAGCAGCAAGAACTGGAACTCAAGG